ACTCCAACTTGAAATGTTATTGTTTTTTCAGTAGCACTCATAGCTCTTGTAGTTCTTGATAATGTATAAGTTGAAGTTAAACCACTATTATCAGTAGAATTAATTGTACTTGTATCATTTGAACCTGTAATTTTAAAATCAATTGGTTCTAATGTTGAAAAAATAATGTCTGAATTTGAATCAGAGGTTAATTCAATACCAGCATCAAACACACTAGCATTACTATAATCAACTTTAGAAGTGTCACCACTCGAAGCATTTACTATTGAGGTAAAAGTTAAATCAACATAAGATGGAATAATTGGTTTAATTTTATAACCAAACATTTTAGCAATTGTGATTATATTTCTTCTTTCTTCAGCTAATGGTAATAACATTTCTTTATACTGATTATCAATATAAAATGATAGTACATCACCAACATATGCATTCATTTCCAATAACATCATACCAGGAGATGTTTCGTTGAAATCTCGATATGTGTTTGGAAAATAAGATTTTGCATAATTCATCAATGATGTTTTTAAAGATGCAAAATCTTTATTTAAATAATTTACATTTGATTCTTTGAAATTGTCTTTACCATATGTCGGCATTATCTATCTCCCTCTGATATTTCACTATTAAAATCTAAAGTTACAGAATCTAAAGTGTTTGGGTCTTGTTTAATATTAAATAATATTTTTACTCTAATTTCATTTAGTCCTATACTTGTATCATTTTCATTACTTAAAACTTGAATATTTCTTATCTCAACAAAAGGTAACCAAAATTCAAACTTATCCATTATAGCATTCTGAACACCAACTAAATTTTCAGTTGTAATATGTTCAAATAATAATGTTCTTAAATTTAAACCTAAGTTTGGTTGAAAAAATCTTTCACCTTCATTGGTTTGTAATAAATTTCTTATATTATTTTTTACAGCATCTATTGTAGTAGATGTTGATGCAAAAAATCCACCCAAAGCATCATCTCGTCTAATTGGTAAATCAATACCAACTTTAACATTAGTATCATTATCTTCAATAAAAGGTTTTCTTGATATATCTTTAATAGCCATTATAATAAGTCCTCAATATCTTCTCTAATTAATTTAACAGTTGTAAATTCTCTCTGACCCTCTTCATCCTCAACATCAAAATCTTCTTCCGAATCGGGTGGATTTCCAATAAATACAAAACCAGTTGATTCCAATCCACCATCATCTTTACCTAAATCCATTGGTGGTAAAATTGAACCACCCTTTAATAGAGGAGTAATAGCTTTTTCTATTTCACCTTCTAATGAATCAATTAAAGCACCAAGTCCAAGAGGGTCACCAAGTTTTTTTAATGTTTTCAATAAAGGTCCATATTCACCAAGTAATGTTTCTAATTCAACATTTACTAATTGCTCTGGTATTTTAAATTTTTCTACAACAACAGGAGCATTTAATTTAGTAATTCTAAATTCAGCTTCTGTTAAAAAATTAACTATTGCTTCTTTTGTATATTCAGCTTCACGTTCAATAAAAGAACCTTGTTTAGTATCAAGTGGTTTTATTATTCCAGTGTCTTTAGCTGCTTTTACTTTAGCATCAATTAAATCGTCTTTTAATCCCATTATTATTTTCCGTATTTCTGTTTTTGTTTTTCATCAGTTTTCTTTAAAACTTCTCTGTAATCTTTATTTACAAATT